ATACAGGGAATTTTGCAGTTTGGTCACCGTTCTGAAAGGGCAAACCCGACATAAGGCTTTGGTTGGCTTACACTTCTGGCACCACAGTCCCACTGGACCAGCGAATCATAACAGGGATTTTTTCAGCGGTATCAGGGAATTTGACTTCCCTGTTCCAGTGATTTTCTTACCCGTCTCAAAAGCCGGTACCCACCGAGTCTAAAATTGCTGGCCATCTTCAGGGAGATTTTGTGAAACTAGATTATGTAGGGGGGAAATCTCCATGCGTCTGACGATCGCGCAGATCAACCAGCGGAATAGCGACTTCTGGGAAAAAAAGAATGCCGAGTTTGCAGAGGGAATTAAAAGAGAGCCGTCGGTGTTCCGAGAAGTCATGGATGAAGTAAGAGCCGAGGAACTGAGACACGCTGTTTATTCGCGTCGCCCGCTGGAAAAAGTGTTTATAGACGTCAAAGCTTCGCGAGAACGACACCAGCAGGAGTTCGCAATGCGTGGGGTCAAAGCGAGAAAACCGGACAAACTCAATGAGGAAATTCACCAGATCGTCAAACGAAGGCCGGACATAAGCTGCGAGGACCTATTGGCCGAACTGAAAGCAAGAGAAAAAGTCTCCTCGATCGTTGAAGTCACGACTGAAGACGTTGTTCTTTCCGATGGAAAGGTGGTCCCTTTAACAGGTTTGAAAGACCGACTATCAAGGGCGAAGAAAAATATGCGAGGTAGTGCAAATCGCGCAACCGGCAAACGCGAATTGCCTACATAGGATGGGCTCGGGGAGTTTCCGCAGATGTAAACCTGCGGAGCGAACCCGAGGGCTATTCCTATGGACGCTTCAATCTCTTCAGGACTGTCGATCACCTACCAACCCGTTACCGCGCTGAAGCCGCGCGTTGGCAACGCGCGAACCCATTCCAAACATCAGATCCGCCAGATAGCGGCGAGCATCCGCGAGTTCGGCTTCACCAATCCCATTCTCGTCGACCGCAACAACATTATTGCCGGGCACGGTCGAGTTGAGGCGGCGAGAATGCTGAGGATCGCCGAAGTGCCGACCATCGGTCTGGACACGTTGACACCAGACCAGATCCGCGCTTACGTGATCGCCGACAACCGGCTCGCCGAAAAGGCCGGCTGGGATGAGTCGATCCTGGCGATCGAACTTCAGCACCTGCTGACACTCGATGACTTCGGCGTGACTATTACCGGCTTCGATGCGCCGGAAATTGATTTGATTCTTCAGGGCGTCGACGAAAAACCCGACAACGCAGACGAGAACATTGAAGCTGTAGGCGGTCTGCCCGCTACCCAACCGGGCGATCTTTGGCAACTAGGGAGCCACCGAATCCTGTGCGGCAGCTCTCTTGCGGAACCCGCGTTCTCGACGCTGCTCGGTCGAAGGCGGGCGAACGTGGTTTTCACCGACCCGCCTTATAACGTCGCAATCGAGGGAAATGTCTGCGGAAAAGGCTCAGTTCACCATCGCGAGTTCGCCATGGCGTCAGGCGAAATGAATGCGGCGGAGTTCGTCGCGTTCTTGATCTCGTGTCTCAACCTTCTGCATCGCTTTAGCGTAGCCGGTTCCGTGCACTACATTTGTATGGATTGGCGGTACATAGGGGAACTGCTGGATGCCGGCCGTAAGGTCTATGAACAACTACTCAATCTGTGCGTGTGGGTGAAGGACAACGGTGGTATGGGATCGTTCTACCGTTCCCGCCATGAACTGGTCTTTGTCTTCAGGAAGGGAAAGGAGCAGTACCGCAACAACGTCCAGCTGGGTCAGTATGGGCGCAATCGCACAAATGTCTGGGAGTACCCCGGTGTAAATACCCTTTCGAAAACCGGCGAGGAAGGCAGTTTGCTCGCGCTCCACCCGACGGTAAAGCCAATTGCTTTGGTTGCGGACGCACTGCTTGATTGCTCGGCGCGTGGCGACATTGTTTTGGACGGTTTTCTCGGTTCCGGAACGACTTTGATGGCCGCCGAGCGAGTGGGACGCGTCTGCTACGCGATTGAGATCGATCCACCTTACGTCGACGTGGCGATCCGGCGGTGGCAGCGACACACCGGCGGGAAGGCGATCCACGAAAAGAGCGGCAAATGCTTCGACGATATGGCGACGACGGCGGAGGTTTGCCGTGGCTGAGGGTGATAGCAACTACCAGGTTGGATACGGCAAACCGCCCAAACAAAACCAGTTCGCGAAAGGTCGATCAGGAAATCCAAGCGGACGCCGAAAGGGCGCGAAGAACATGTCGACACTACTGACGGAGGCTTGCCAAGAAAAGGTCACGGTTAACCGGAATGGGCGCAAAGTCAAGATGACGAAGATGAGCGCAAGCTTGCATCAACTCGCTAATAAGGCAGCGACCGGCGATCTCAAAGCGATTCGTGAGCTCATGTACTGGTTCAAGGTGCTCAACGAGGCAATGCAGGATTTACCGTCGTCGTCTTTTTATGACGAAAACGATTCGGTGGTTGTGACAAGCATTCTGAAACGCCTTCGCCAATGTGAGACGGCGCGGGAGGATTTAGGTGCCGGCGATAAAGCAGAAACGCCAGATGAGTAACCGAGGAACGCGGAATGACAATTGCACGCGACGAATACGAGGTCGTTCTGAAAAACGACCTCACGAGCTTCATCGAGCGTTCGTTTTACGAACTCAACCCACAGACGCAGTTGATCCTTAGCCCCCACATCGAAGTACTCGCTTCAAGGCTCGACGCTTGTCGACAGCAGAAAATCCGAAGGTTGATCGTCACCATGCCGCCACGGTCGTTGAAGTCGCATTGTGTCTCGATCGCACTTCCGGCATTTGTTTTGGGCCACAATCCTGCCGCACAAATTATCTGTGTCAGCTATGGGCAAGACCTGGCCGACAAACTGGCTCGCGATTGTCGGACCGTCATGGGGAGTGCCTTCTATAAGAGAATCTTTCCTCGATGCCGGCTGAATCCTGACAAGCAGGCAGTCAATGACTTCATGACCACCCAGCAGGGCTTTCGCATGGCGACATCGGTCGGCGGGGTCCTTACAGGCCGGGGTGCGGACCTCATTATTATTGACGACCCATTGAAGAGTGAAGACGCTCTTTCGGAGACCAAGCGTGATTTCGCGAACTCCTGGTACGAAAACACTCTTCTAAGCAGGTTAAACAGTAAGGAGAAAGGCATCATTATTATAGTGATGCAACGGTTGCATCAGGACGATCTGGTAGGGCACCTCCAGGACCAAGATCATTGGGAGGTAATCAACTTCCCGGCCATGGCCGTGGAAGACGAGAGGCGAGAGTTCGAGACCCTCTTCGGCCCGAGGGTTTTTAGCAGAAAGAGCGGAGAAGCCCTGCAGCCGGAACGGGAAAGTCTGGAAACCCTAGCCGTGCTCCGCAAGAACATGGGGGAGTACTCCTTCGTCAGCCAGTATCAGCAAAACCCGATGCCAGTGGAAGGCATCATGGTGAAGCACGATTGGCTTCGCTACTACGATTCTCTGCCTGAGCGGTTTTCGATGGTTTTGCAGAGCTGGGATACGGCCAACAAGGGTGGCGAACTGAATGATTACAGCGTGTGCACGACGTGGGGAGCCTATGCGGAGCACTATTACCTGCTGGACGTATTTCGCCGGCGCTTGAATTATCCCGACTTGAAAAGAGCCGTGCAGGAGCAGTCGCGCCGGCACTCCCCGCACTCCATCCTGATCGAAGACAAGGCTTCGGGCACGCAGTTGATTCAGGATCTCCAGCATGAAGGCGTATTTAGGATTAGGCCTTACAAACCGCCTCCTTCCACTGACAAACTGATGCGTCTGCACGCTCAGACAGCCGAGTTTGAAAACGGGCACGTACTTTTGCCAAGAACAGCTCCCTGGCTTTCGGACTACATACAGGAGCTAACGAGCTTTCCTGGGGCAAAACATGACGACCAGGTGGACTCGACCACACAAGCGTTAGATCATCTCAAGATCTCAAGACTTCCGCGTCATTGTTGGTGTAGGCAAAGCTCGGTGAGCCGTACCTCCGTCAGGCATCCCCAAACCCGCGGTAATTCTCGCCGAATTGCGAGCCTTGTACGGCCTTTCCGCCAAATCCTTTTACTTGTTTGATTGAGCACAGTTCGCTTGACTGAATGCCTGTTTGGAGCGGAACTGTACACCTGTAGAAGGAGGTCCCTAATGAACAGCGTAAGTAAGGTCGTTGCTGGGCTGCCCACAGTAGAGCGATCGAAGTTGCTGGAATTGTGGCACTGCCACTTTGGACGAGTAGCCCCGGCAGGCATTCGTCGCGAACTCATGGTTCCGATGCTGGCCTATCGAATCCAGGAAAAGGCGTACGGTGGTCTTAAGAAAGAGACGATCCGGAAGCTTCGTAAGCTTGCGCAGGAAAGCAACCAAAACCCCCGTCGCGCTCTTCGTGCGAACGGGCTCAAGACAGGAACTCGGCTGATCGGTCGTTGGCACGGGCAAGCGTATGAGGTGGAAGTCGTTCGCGGGGGCTTCCTCTGCCGCGGCACAATCTCGAAGAGCCTGTCCGAGATTGCCCGTCGCATTACGGGGACGCAGTGGTCTGGCCCGCGGTTCTTCGGGCTGAGGAAAAATTGCAAGAGTGGTCGGGGAGCGTGAACATGTCCCGACCAGTTCGCTGTGCCATTTACACGCGAAAGTCCTCGGAAGAGGGTCTGGAGCAGTCCTTCAATTCTCTCGACGCCCAACGAGATGCCTGCGAGTCCTACATCAAGAGTCAAACGCATGAAGGCTGGCGCGCGCTGACGACCAAGTACGATGACGGCGGGTTCAGCGGCGGGACGATGGATCGGCCAGCCCTCAAGCACCTGTTGGAGGACATTGCGTCTGACAAGATCGATACCGTAGTTGTGTACAAGATCGACCGTTTGACGCGTTCGCTTCTTGACTTTGCCAAGATCGTTGAAGCGTTCGAGACCAACCATGTCAGCTTCGTTTCTGTCACCCAACAGTTCAACACGACGACCTCGATGGGGCGACTCACACTCAATGTCTTATTATCTTTCGCTCAATTCGAGCGTGAACTCACGGGGGAGAGGATCCGGGACAAGATCGCTGCCTCAAAGAGAAAGGGCATGTGGATGGGCGGCATTGTGCCGCTGGGGTACAAAGTCGAAGCTCGTAAGCTGTTGATCGAATCACGCACCGCAGCGATCGTGCGCCAGATCTTTCAGGAGTACCTTCGACTGGGGCGCGTCTCCGGGCTCAAGGCATTCCTGGATTCCAGGAAGGTCTGCGGGAAGCAGGACCGGCCTTTGTCCCGAGGGGCGCTGTATCACATCCTGAATAACCGTGTCTATCTCGGAGAGATCGTTCATCGAAAGCAGGCCTATCCTGGCAAGCACGAGGCGATCATCGACTCAAGGCTCTGGGACAAAGTCGCAACCAAACTTCGCGCCAACAACCCGGCTCCTGAGAGAAAGTTGCGAGTGACGCAATCGAGTTGCCTCGTGGGACTGATTGTCGATGCCGCTGGGGTCAGGTACACTCCGACTCATTCCGTCAAAAAAGGTAGACGCTACCGTTACTACACTTCTCAATCAGTGCTTCAGGGAAAAGAGGCGGCTGGCCTGGCGCGGATTCCGGCTGGCGAACTGGAGAGTGTAGTTCAGGGACGACTACGAAACCTATTGACCTCCCCGGAAGAACTGATAAGAGCGCTTCGT